ATCTTCTTCTACAAATACTTTTTTGTTGGTACTAACTAAACCCTTCTCAATGGGGAATATCTCAACTCCGTATTTAATTATATTAATGATATTAAAATGTTCTAAACCTAATGATTTAAGTATAACCTTATAGGTCTCATTGAATTCGTTTTTTAACTCATCAATGTTAAGTTCTGTTTCGCTTGTGGTCTGACCATTTACAACCATGAATACATCACAATCTGTGATTTGTATAATTGATTTTTCTTTTGGGTCAATTTTGGAAACGATGAAATCGGCAAATAAATTTACTATGCCTCGTCTTGAATTTTTATTGATTAATCTCATATCTTTTTTTGTAATGAATATGAGTTTTAAATGAATATATAAATAGTTTAGTTAAATATAGTCTCCGAATATATCATTTATATCTTTGGTAACTAAACCGTAATCTGGGTAATCAGGTATTCTAAAGTCTAACCAATCATATTCACCATCATCCATTAGTCGTTTCATCATAGTTGTATAACTACCCTCGTAATCTAATTTATCTTCATTATATTCACTACCCAAACGATTGGAAAGAAATTTTTCCACATTACCTTGTAAGTCACGTATTTTAACATATTGTAACCATTTAGTTGTTTCACCTATTTTGGTTTGTTCGTCAATTACTCTACCAACAAAGTGTATATCCAACTCTGACCAAATTAAACCATATATTTCACTTTGGTATGCCGAATTATATGCATTATTATGAATATTATCTAGTTCACTTTCTAATTCAGATAAATCATCATATAAAAGTTGTTTCATTGCTTCTTCATTCTTAATCAATTCATCTAAATTTTCTTCTTTGATTATGAAATAACCTTCAGTTCCTTGTTCTTCAGATAAACCTTCAAAAAACTCTGAGTCATATTTTTCTAATGAAAACTCAACATTACCAATTTCTCTGAATATATAATTTCTTAATTTTATAACATTTTCAACATCTAATTCTTCAATTACATCCTCATAAACATTATTGGTTGAATCGTAAAAATCTTCATAGTAATCCTCACCTAATACACGTTCTGCTGCGTCTTTTGCCGTAGTATTGCGACCACTATCATCAAATAGTTCGGCAAGTTCTGTACGGTCTCTTAAGAATAGGTAATAACCATCCGATCTTCTCTCAACATCTCTTAAAATGTTTCCGGTTAACCATTCCAACCAAACTTCAGGATCCTGTTGTATTTTATATAAGAGGAAATCATTCTCAAGAACTTCTGGTATAGATTTATATTCAAATCTATCTAAAATTTTTGTTTTAACCAAAAAGTTAAATGAAGGTGCGTTGTCATAAGGTATGTTGGACAAGTCTAACTCATCAATTAAACCTTTTCTAAGTATAAAACTTAAAAATACTTCAATCTTATTATTGAATATTTTGGATATACCATTCCAATTACCTTCATTAAATTCTTCAATTAGTTCTTCAATATCATTCATAACTTATAAATATAAAAAAAGGTGGAAAATACTTCCCACCTCAACTTTTTAACCAATAACCGCAGATTACTTTTTGTTGTAATACTTCTCAACAATTTTCTTTACCGACTCTTGAACCGAAGATTGGCTCGCCGCTGGTTGTTGTGGAGATTGTTGAGGTGCCTGAACAGGTTGTTGATTTGCTTTATTTTTACATCCGCATCCCATAATATTTGTTTTAATAGGTTTATTTAATTATAAATATCAGAGAAGTATCATATTTTGTAAACCATTAAATATTTATTGTAATATGAAAAAAGTTGTAAGGATTAACGAGAGTGATTTAATTGGATTAATAAAGAATATTATTATTGAACAAGATGATAGTGTTGAGTATGAAGATTTCACACCACAAGAATATATGGATCTATTAAAGTCTGTTAATTATAAAGCACAAGCGATTCCTAAGTTTCCTGATTTCAGAGGTAAAAAAATAAGAGTTAATGGTAATCTAAACTTAATTGGTTTAAAGCAAATAACTAATTTGGGTGAGTTAATTGTGACTGGTGATTTAAATGTTCGTTCTTCAGGTATTGTAAATTTTGAGGGTGTAACAGTTGGTGGTAGTTTAAGTTATTGGGACACACCATATAGTAAAGAACTTGATAGAAGAAAAGAAATGGCTTTAAGGGCTGACGCCAGACAAAGAAGAGAAGATGGTGAATGGGATCTAAATAATTCTAATATTGATAACGAAGGTTTAATGGCAAACGCAGTTTTTGACTATATGGTTCAAGAAGGTGATATTGGATATTTAGATGGGCCAGAACGTGAAGAATTACAAGATTTGGAAAGAAGAATGGAAGAACTTGAGGAAAGAATAGATAACGAGGAAGATTCTGAAATTGTTGATGAATTGGAGAATGAACAAAATGATTTGCAATCCGAGATTGATGAACTTAAGGATAAAGATAATGATGTATACGATTTAATGCCTGAGGGTTCCCATTATGACTTATATACATTTAGGTCAATACATAATGATGCTAGTGGTAATATTTATGCGGTTGGAACTGAAAGGGAGGCGGATAGTTCTCTTAAAGAATATTATGATGAAATGGTAAACGATTTAAGTAATTTTAATAAAAATACATTAAGTTATCATATTGATGGTGACGAAGTTGCAGAATATTATGAAGACATGATTCGTGAATGGGTTATGGATGATCCTGAAAATTATGATGTTAGTAGGGAAACTAGTGTTAAACAAGATAAAGAAATTGAAAAATTACAAAACCAAAAAAGGTCTCTTGAAATAGAAACGTATTTGATTTCAAGTGGAGCTAGATCTCCTCTTATTGAAGAAGGGGTTGAAAGTCTTAAGTACTTCAAATTTAATGATTACATGAATAACATTTTAGTTGTTGAATGGTCTGAAAATAAATGGCAAATTTACCAAAACGGTAAAAAAGTTGAGTCAGTAACTTATGAAGATGAAGATGAGGATGGTGAACATGAGTCGGATAATGAATCAAGGGTTGAAGAAATTGAAAATGAAATAGAAGGTATAGACGAAGAAATACAAGATATAAAAGATGATCCAGATGGTGATTTAAATGATGATGAGGTTGAAGAAGCCGTTGAGGATAGGTTAGGACAAATTAAAGATGACCCAATGAGTTGGTTAGATGAAATGGGTGATGACTATAATAATTTTATAGATAGACAAAGTTTAATAAATGATTTAATAGATGAGAATGATTATGGTGTAATAAGTAGTTACAACAATGAATATGATACCGTTTCAGTTAATGATTCAACTTTTGTTGTAATGAGAATTGACTAATACCTTTACAGAATACAATTATATTATTATGTTTATGGGTAATGGCAAGAAATAAAAAAATAGAATTTGTAATGGACACCGATTGGATGTTTGAAAAGCCAATTGATAGTGAACATAAGGAATATAAATTACTATCATATTTCCAACGCATGGGTGAAAAGTTAGATAACATGGAACTTTACCCTGGGTTTATAGAATTATCATTACATTTAGCAAACATACAAACACTTATCAGGGATAAGAAAATCATATATACAAACAAAAAATTTAATTCAGTTGATGACGAACTTTTAGTGAAAGATCTTAAAATTAAAAGTGTTCCTGAGATGTCAACTGAAGAGTATGAAGAATTCACAAAAATTTTACAATACACTGCACCAAGGATGACGGAATATTTCAATATTGCAAAATCTGTATGGACATTAGTTTATGATAGTATTGAGGCAAAATACAGGAAGAATAAAAAAGAAATTTTATCTAACAAAGGTTTCTTCTTCCATTTGGATAAGAGAGACAACAAGTATTATGTTTGGGAGTATGAAGTATCTCCGGCAGCAAAAAAATCACCAGAAAATAAGACAAATGTTAAATTAATTTATTGTGATGATAAAAACAAATTGACAATACCAAAGATAATAACTACATTTTCTGAGACCGAAAACAAAACAAAGTTACCGGTGTTAGAAATGATTAGTAAAGGTGATTTCCCAATTGAAGAAACATTATTACCATTATTTAAAAGAAAAACAATAATGTTAATTAATCAAACGAGAAATTACAATATTGAACAAGAGGACAAGAAAAAAGAAAAAGAATTTTTAGAAGATTAAAAATGGGTTTTAACAAAAGATTTTTAAAGAAAGAGAACATCCTTAACCACCTTACAGATATTATGAATTATTTAGATGCCGACGCAGTATTGTGTACGGATGAATTTTCACGCAATGTCTACAGGATGTTTAATGAGGGAAAAAATGAGGAAGAAATAATAAAATACATAAATAAAAATAAATGAAAGTTAAGTTAGAATATGTGTGGATTGACGGATATACACCGGAGCCAAACCTTAGAAGTAAGATTAAAATTGTGGACTATGAGCAAATTAAAAATTGTTTAGTTCTAAATAATTTCCCTGAATGGAACTTTGATGGGTCATCAACATTACAAGCGGAAGGTAATAGTTCTGATTGTATTTTAATACCTGTTAGACATTATTTTTGTGATAATACAAACACAATTTACGTGTTGTGTGAAGTAATGAATTCTGATGGTACACCACACGAAACTAACACAAGATCAAAACTAATTGGAGATCAAGAAGATTTGTGGTTTGGGTTTGAACAAGAATATTTTATCTACGATAGAAATAACAAATGTATTTTAGGGCACAATGAAAACAACTTGGAACCACAAGGTAAATATTATTGTGGTGTTGGTGAATATGTTGCAGGAAGAGATTTTGTTGAGGAACATATGGATATGTGTTTAAAATACGGAATTGATATTACAGGGATCAACGCTGAGGTTGCATTAGGTCAATGGGAATACCAAGTATTTTCAAAAGGTAAATTAAAGGCGGGTGATGATTTGTGGATGACCAGGTACTTTTTATATAAAATCTCTGAAAAATATAATTATGGGGTTAATCTACATCCAAAACCAATTCAAAAAGGAGAATGGAACGGATCTGGACTTCATGCAAATTTCTCCACAGATAAAATGAGAAATGATGGTAACGAAAAATATTTTATGTCATTATTTAATGCGTTTGAGGTAAGACATGAGGCTCACATTAAAGCTTACGGGTCAGATAACGATCTTCGTTTAACTGGTAAATTTGAAACACAATCAATTGATAAATTTAGTTGGGGGGTTTCAGATCGCGGGGCATCAATTAGAATTCCAAGAGATACCGCAAAAAATTGGAAAGGTTATGTTGAGGATAGAAGACCTGGTTCAAATGCTGATCCATATAAAATTATTAAAGAAATTGACATATCTTTAAATACTACCGATCAAATCTACGATGTTAAAATAATGATGAGTAAGGATTTTGATATGGAAGGTCTTAATGAAAAATACGGAACAATTTCAAATGATGAATTATTAAAAGAATATAGAGAAGAATAATGGAAAAAGAATGTGTATGTGGAGCTAACGTATTTTGTGAGTGTCCCCCAATAAAAGTAGAACAAGTTAATCATCCTAACCATTACGGAGGAGAGGATAATCCTTATGAAGCAATAAAAGTTATTGATGCTTGGGATTTAGGATTTAGTTTAGGAAATACTGTAAAGTATATTTCAAGAGCTGGAAAAAAAGATAAAGAGTTACAGGACCTTAAGAAAGCATTATGGTACTTGCAACATCATATAGAAACATTAGAGAAAAAATGAAAATAGTAGTAACAGGAGGAGCGGGATTTATAGGATCCGCATT